TGTTGAATCGTTGTCAGTAGTAATCTTAAGTGGTGCTTGCTCAACTTTAATAGTTTGAGTAGGACCTGTAGATTTTGCTGCTTCGATTAACTTTGCTAGATCATCTTTAGTGATCCCACCGCCACCGTTGCCACCACCGTTTCCATTTCCGTTTCCATTACCATTCATCTTCATAGTGCCATCACCTTTCTTAGATGCTGTCTGAATTCCGAAGCTAGCTAAAACTCCTGTAAAAACCGAAGCTATGAAAGTTGGGTCAATTTTCTGTTGTGGTACACCTGGAATAGCAACATAATTTAATGTCAATATTCCACCCGACCAGGCAAGAACGGTAATACGAACAAATGTACTGATTATTGCTGCTTGTTCATCAGCATCAGGTAGTATAGCATCTTTTGCCTTTTGAAACAACCCCCTCTTTTCTTCTTTGGGTTCTTCTATTACTTCTTCTTTTATTTCTTCAGGCATAGTAGTCAAGCAACTACCCTATTTAGAATTGAGAAACTCCCAACCCACCAGATGGAACAGGTATAGATGCTGAAGTATCAGGAGCAGCAAGATCAGGAGCACCGACAGGAAGATCTCCTCCTAGTCCACCACCTAATGATCCACCAAGACCACCGAGTGCTTTTTCTTTTACATCTTCTATGATGGCTTCCCTATTAAGGTAAACATACCCACCAAGGCCAACAACGGCAACAGATACAGCAGCAGACGCAACAGCAAGTACATTGATTATTTTTTGCATTGTATTAATCCAAGTGAATTTTATTTATATAAGTCCTAATGAACCAGCAGTTATTCCAACTCCTACAAAAAAGGCAAATTCTAGTATACCATGTGCGGATGCTGGAATATCCAAAATCTTTGATTTTAAATGAGTCATTTAAGCTTGTACTCCTCAGCTTTACTTTTCGTTACAAAGTATATAGGCTTTTGCTAACAAAGTCAACCGAACACATCTTCACCATCATAGTAAAAATCTGAAAGAGATTCTAAAGCAAGTATATCATGATCTTTAGCATTTGGATTTATCCATTCTCTAAATTCTTGACGGATAGAATCTGCTTCCATAATATCTTCATATGTTCCTAACTTAGCTAATACATCCATACGATGTATTGCCCAATCATAATTCCTCTTTAGTGTTGTTTCTAAAGTTTCCATAATCCTTTTTCATGTATCGTCCAAGAATATTACTATTGTAATATGCTGGTTCTCCATTGTCAAGAGATTCTTGAAGAACATTATTAAGAAACAGTTGTTTTGTTTCCTCGTAGTTTACATCTCCGAGTCTGGTATGGAGGGATAATATCTCTCGTTTGAACGCTGCGTTTCCAAGTAACTTTCTATCTGCACTAAGCTGGTCAGAGCTTCCATAGTATCTTTTCCAGTCACTCTCAGACGTAACCCGTCTCTTACCACCTCTAGGCTTACGTTTTTGTTGGAAATACTTTCTTCCGATGTATTGTTTACCCGACTTGATATTAGTAATGCGGTAGACGAAACCGAAGAAATCGCCAATATCGTCAGAAGTGAAAGCTGTACCTTTGTAGTACCAGGGATTTTCATAATCTCCTTCCATTTCATAATCTTTATTCATCTTATACTTATATATGATAAATACCTAAGATAAAACTTCTTTAACTATGGCAGCTGTATATGTAAATAATATTGCTATTGATGCTGGTGAAGACTGGAATCAGGATTATACTCTTTCCGAAACTGGTGGAAAAGTTATTGATCTAAGTGGTTATAGAGCAAAGGCACAAATAAGAAAACATCCTGATAGCAAAACTGCTATTGATTTTTCTATTTCCTTTAAAAATAGGGCAAGTGGAATATTAAATCTATCAATTCCACGTTGGACATCATCCCTTTTAAAATCTGGAAGGTATGTTTATGATGTTATGATTGTCAAAGAAGATAATAAAAAAGAAATTGTAATTGAAGGTAGTGCTCTTGTAAGAGCAGGGATCACTACAGATAGTTCAATAATTTCACCTGGTAGTGATGAAAGAACATGTATAGCTGTAATTGACGATACATCTAAAACATTTACTGACCTAGAATCTAAATGGTCTACATTTAAAACCAGTTATCCAAATAGAAGATTCTATCTTCTACAACCAACAGCACAGGGGTTTGGTAACTCTGTAAATAATACAAATTATGACAGTCTAAAATGTCCTGATAAATTTGTTGCTGAAACCACTGTAAACATATCACCTTTGATTTAAAATGATTGCAACTGTAACACAATCCTCAACAGAATTGAATGAAGCAGGTACAGTAACATTTACTGTCACCACTACTGGATTGGCTAATGGTACTCAATTATATTTCTCAACAGATGATGAAGTAGATGGTACTATTAAGGAAGAAGACTTTACAGATAATACTTTAAGTGGTATCTGTACTATTACAAATAATACGGGAAGTGTCGTTAGAACAGTATCAAGAGATAGAACAACAGAAGGTACTGAAAGATTTTTAATTCAAATTAGAGAAAGTTCATCTCTTGGAAATATAGTAGGAGTATCAACATTAATTAGAATTAATGATACTTCATTATCACCAGGACAAAATGCTAGTGGTAAAATCTTTGGTCCTATTCAGGTTAATATAGATAATGGTGTTATTAGTAGTGCGTCTGACTGGTATTCTATATGTAACTTAGATAGTTTACCTGAAGGTTCTAAAGTTGCTATCTTTATTGATGATTCTAATGCGACCAAAGCATCCTATGATACCCTCGTTACAAAATTAAATGCAAGAAATATAACAGTTATTACCGTTACAGATCCCAATGAAGATTGGATCACACCATTTATAGGAGCATTATAATGTCTTCACCAGTATTCATAACAAATATAGTAATATACACAGGAACAGATTTTGCACAAACGTTTGTTCTAGAAGATTTTAGATCCAATACAACAATGGATCTGACGGGTTATACTGGAAGAGGTCACATAAAAAAATATGCCTCTGAACCACAAGCAGCAGAATTTTCATTCTATCTTGCTCTTGATCCAAGAACAGGAAGATTTAGTATAGAAATGCTTTCAGCAACAACCTCTACACTGAAACCTGGAAGTTATTTGTATGACGTTATATTAAAAGATCCTTCAGGAGGAGTAACTAGAGCAGTTGAAGGAACCGCCCTAGTTAAAAAAACAGTTACTAAGCTTTAATCTTAAAGTTAGGGTCTAACTGAAAGTCCTTAGTTACTCCAGGTCCTGGTGTATACTTACCAATTCCCCTCTGAGCATTTTTAGCAGCAGGAGTTCCACCAAGAACATCTGCTCTATTAACTACACTCTCATTCATTATCTTTTTAATCTCCATGATGGTTCTTCCATCCATCTCCATCATTACATAATTTGCTTCTTCTACAGATTCTACTTGATCAGTTCCTATCAAATAATTCATCACTGAATCATAAGCATCAAATCCTTCAGATGTAACTGTATCAGTCTTCGATGTTGTCTTAGGTTTCTTAGAAGGACCTTTCCTATCATAATCTGTCTCACCACCTGTGAATTTATCAGTGAGACCAGTTGCGACTCTTTCAATACCTTTAGGATTATTAGCACGATTAAATGCTCCATCTTTATTTCCAGTAAATGTATCAACTACCGTTCTAACATTTCTATAAGCACGAAGTGCTTTATCAGGAATATTTCCTTTTTTAGAATGCTGCCTATCCATTTCTAAAGACGTTTCACCTGTTTTTGGATTCACACCCTTTGGGTTCTTATACCAATTGGAATCCTCTTCCATAGGTTGAAAAGATTCCATCTCTTGCTCAAGTGGAGATAGGATTTTATAATTATTTGTTCCTTTAGGATCACCAACTTTTTTATTATTGAGGAAGGCATCAACCTTATTTGTATAAACCTTTGCCTTTTCCTTTTTAACTTTAAAAGCACCTCTATTGTTATCCTTTTGCCATTGACGATGCTTTAATTGCTGAGCCCATCTTTCTTCATCTTTAAATGCACCAGATCTAGCTGCTGGACTATTAGAAGTCTTTTTCAACCAATCATCTTTACCAAGCAATCCTTGAGATTTTCCTATATAATCAGCTTCAGTCTTCTTAACCTCTGGCTTAACCTCTGGCTTAACCTCTACCTTTTTCTCAGTATTTGCCTTTTCTATTTCCTTCTCTTTTCCCTTTGTTAATTCAGATGGTAATTCCTTAGTATTAACATTTTTAGGTTTCTCAAATGTTTTTTGATAATCAGGACTATTTGGATTAATTGTTTTCTTTCCAATAACCTTACCATCACTACCTTTAATATCTTGATTTATAGGCTTCCTTTCTTTACTACCACCTTTTACATCTGAATCTGCTTCTGGATCATCAAAATCTCTACCTGACCTATCAGTTCCATGATAGGTAGTCTTCTTATCTTCACCATTTTTAGTACCATTACCATTTCCAGTACCAGTACCAGTTGTATTAGTGTCCTTTACTTCAGAAGAGGAGTTGTTATTTACAATAACTTTACCATCCTTCTTCTCTTTTTCATCTTCCTTCTTATCTTTAGTATCAATTTTCTTTTTATCTATCTTTTCACCAGTCTTTTCACCAGTAACACTAGCAGTATTATCCTTTTCTTGTAGTTGAATATTTTTATACAACTCAGTTAATTCAACTAATTCTTTTGATGTAGACATTGCCCGCTTTTTATATAGAACGAATACAAATACTATTTAGAAGAATTTCCTCTTTTGGTTCCTCCAGTAGGATTAAATCCAAAATCAACATATCCATATTTTGGTTCATATGGTTTAACTTTTTGTTGTCCACCAAAAAGACCAAATGATTGATTCTTTCTTTGATTTTTCAACTTCTCCGCTTCTTTCTTTTTATCTTCAGCATTCTTAATTTTCGCTTTCTCTACTTTAGTCAATGGAAGTTTATTTTCTAATGATCTTCCAACAGTACCAGATGTAACTACAGCACCAGTAGCAGCAAGAGATTTAAGCCATGCAGGTCCTGGCATTCTTCTGTAGGCGACAGCAGCAGCAGCAAAATCAAGACCACCCCTAGCAACACCAACAGTAGTAGCTCTTGTATTACTAGCACCTTGCTGTTTCTGTCTACTGAAAGCACCATATCCAGTAAATGCTGGATATATCAAATCACCACCAGTAATAGGAATCTTACGACCCTTCTTACCAAATACCTTTTTCATAAGGTTCTTCCTAAATTTCTTCCAAGATTGTTTCTTGGTCTTCTTATTCTTAGGACCCTTAGTCTCGTCAGGTGGATCTATATTACCACCACCACCTGTAGGAGGAGAAGGAGGAGGAGTTATAATTGGTCTTCTAGTTGGTGGAGGAGTAATCCTATCAACTCCTGGAGGAGCACCAAAACCAGTCCTACCACTAATAGGTTTTGTTTTTGGTGGTGTAGAAGTACTACTTGTTTTAGTCTTTCTCTTCAATGCCTCCAAATCATTCTTAATAGAATATCCACTACGCTTACTTGGACCAGAAGATTTAACATCTGGCATTGGATCCTTTCTAGTAAGATTATTAATTGCAGTCTTACCAGAACCACTTCCCCCTGATGTAGAAGTAGGTTTTAAAGTAGTTTTAATTTTAGTTCTACTTTTCTCTCTTTGAACTTTATCTCTTTTTTGTTGAGCAGTTTCAGATTTTTTCTTTAATTCCTTCGATACTTCCGCTTGCTTAATAACTTCAGGTTTTGGAGTTCCTTTAAGTGGTTTAGCCTTTATTACTTGATTGACTTTATCAGAATATGTTCCTGGTTTATTAGACTTATCAATAGCCTTAGCCATTCTAGTTTCAAGTTTCTTAGCAGACTTGATTTTTTTAAGAATCTTCTCTGCCTGTCCAGTTAATCTCGCCTTTTGAGCACGAGTATATTTTCTAGCAGGCTTTGGTTTAGACTCAGATGGTAAACTTGATGTAGATGGTTTTTCAGTAGGTGGTTTTTTAGTAGGTCTTTCTAATGCTTTACTTTCAGGTTTTTTAGGTTCGGGTTTATTTTCGCTAGTAAATTTACTATCATCTGTTTTAGGATATTTCTTTGCGGTAGAATCATCAAGATCTGAAAAGTAAGTATTAGAACTTTGAGATGGTTTCTTTGGTGATGGATCAGATTGAGAATTTTTACCATAAGTCAAAGTTTCACCAGTCTTTGGATCTCTTACAAGTCCTGGTTGATCTATATTAGGTCTAGTTGTCTGCTTTTTAGTTGAAAAAACATCACCAGGTGCAGTATTCTTTGCTTGATTTACTCTTTTATTTACTATATCATCTGCGTTTGATTGTACTTTTCTTTTTGATTTTGGAATATCACCAAGAAGACTTGTACGACCTTTCCTTTTTGGACGATTTTTTTTATTAGTAGGAGTATCTCCTTTAGTATCAGACTTCTTTAATTCATCACTTATCTTTTTACTCTCTTCTTCACCAGAAATAGTTAACCTACTTATCTTCTCTTTATTAGATTTTATACTCTTTTTTTCATCAGCTGACAAAGGACCAGATGAATCTTTCTTTGGATTTTTCTTTTCAAGAATAAATTGATTAAAAGATTTCATCTGGTTCCAGACACTATATCATATTATTTATAATTTAAATCCAGCAAAGCTATCTTTCTTGATATCCTGTTTAATACCACCAACAATATAAGATTCAACTTCAGTTTCTTGTGGTGCTACCTGTAAACCCTTAGAACTAATCCAATGCTCTGTCCAAGGTAATGGATTATTCTTTTGAGGAATATCATACAAAGGTTTTAAACCAATTCCTCTTAGTCTCTTATTAGCAATAAACTCAACATACTGATGTAAAAGTTTATCATTAAGACCAATCATAGATCCATCTTTGAATAAGTACTCTGCCCACTTCTTCTCTTCATTCACGCAATTATCAAACATATCATATGTCCATTGCTCCTCTTCCTTCATTATCTCAACCATATCAGGATCATCACCCTTCCGCCAATTGTTTAATATATTTTGGGTGATGGCAAGGTGTTGATTCTCATCTCTAGCGATAAGGGAGATGATTTTTGCTGACCCTTCCATAAGCTTAAGCTCGCCAAATGCAAAGGAACAAGCAAAAGAGACATAAAAGCGAATACCTTCAAGGATGTTAACATTAGCGATTGCCCTATATAAATGTTTTTTGAGATCTTTAACTGTCCATTCAGAGTTAGGATGATCTCTCATACCTTCTGTCCAAGCAGTACTCTGACCATATTCCTGTGCATAGTTAATAAAAGTATCATATGCACCAGTAACACTAGCAGCACGTTCTAATATTTTTGGATCATTAAGAATCTTATCAAATACCTCAGAGGGATCTGAATAGATATTCTTAATAA